CAGCCTGCCCGAGTATCTGCGCATGTTCGGGTGGGTGAAGCCGTGATTTACGTTATCGCGCTTCTGCTGTTCGCAATTTTGCTGGTCGTCTCGCTCGGACCCGGCAAAGCGCTTGACCTCATGACCGAGGGGTTCGGATCACATGGCTTATACGTTTCTACATCATACTGTCGTCGATGTCATGCATCGCGCGGCCGGCGCTTCCTTCGGACGATGAGCGATGCTCCGGGCCGCGACCTCATCGACGTCGGTAGGTGAAGTAATATAAGATGCATATCCTGATCGGCCTCGTCCTTGTTCTCGTGCTGCTCTACTTCTGGCTGCTCGGCCACTGGTTTGCGCGGGTCGTAACACTGATCCTTTTCGTGCCGCTGTTCGCCGTTGCCGGGGCCGCGATGTTGGGTTCAAACGGAGCGCCCCAGGGCCTGGTGCTGCTCGGTGCGATCTGCGGCTGCGTTGCCGGATGGTTCGCCGCGGGCATCCCGGTCTACTACTGGCGTCGCGCGCCCGTCAGCATGGCGACCCCGCAGTGGCGGATGCAGGAGGTGGTCAAAAAACACCTCACTCCGCCCCCGGGCGGCTTTACTCGCCTCTAGCTATTAGTCGGGTGGTCGCAGTGCGTTAAAGCCACCCGGCGGCGGCGTCAGATGCTTCTGCACGAGCTTGTTCAGACGCCGGCCCGCTAGCTTCGACTCACCGATTTTCAAGCCATGTTGCAACGCCAGATTGGTGAAGCCGGCGCCCCCCAGCGCTGCCACGGATGCATGTGCGACCCCGAGCCCGAGTGCCTTGGCAACCTCGAAATACAAATTCGTCGGCGAGCCGCGCGCCTTGCCGAGATCGATGTTGCCGGCGCGTCTCAGGTCCTTGTCGATGTTGATAATGCCGGCCATCGTATCATCTGGAATGTCCATCGCGGGATCAACGCCCATCCTGCCGCGCTTGACTGCCAGGTCGACCGCCCACCGATGGAACTTGTCGGCGTAGATATTCCCGTTCTTGTCGGTCATGCCGGGGCGGAACTTCTGCAACTGTTCAAGCGCATTGCGCTGCTGGAAGAAACCGGACTGATTGTCCAGGAAGGTCTGGAAGTTATTGTTGGTCGCCTTGTTCATCACCCCGTCTATGACGTTCTTGTAGTCGGTCAGCTGCTTGACGACAAACCGCTCGGCGGAGGTGTCATTCTTGGCCGTCTCGAGCTTGTCGATGAGGTTGTCATGCATGCCCCAGACCGATTGCGGGTCGGTTTTCAAGGTGCCGTCCGCGTTCATCAGCTTGTCGCGCATCGGGCCCATTACCTTAAGCACCGCATCGCGTTCCTGCAGGCGAGGATTATCCAGGACGCCGGCCAGGTGATCCAACGCCGGCTGAAGATCCGCCGGCTGCGCGGTGCGCAAGATCCGCGCTTCGTCCTGCGACCGCGATTCCTCCTGCGCCGCCTTGATCATCTCAAGCTGCGGGTCGGTGCCGGCCATGTCTTCGAACCGATTGACCCGGGCGGCACTGTTGACGGTAAGCGCGCCGTTCGGACCGGTGAAGTCGTTCGGGCTGTTCTGGCGCGCCATTGTCTCGGCCTGCGATGTGAGCGGATCGCCCTTCCACTCCGCCAATGTCGGCGTCGATCCCTCCACATAGGTGTTCTTGTCTTCGCCGACGATCGGCGTCAGCAGGTCCTTCAGTTCCGCCATGCGGCGATAGGCTTTCATCTGCGCCGGGGTGAGCTGCGCCAGTTGCTCCGGCGTTGCCGCGGCACTCAGGTCGCCCGGGATACCGGCCGCCTGGTTCACCTGCATCAGGTTCTGGATGTCGCTCCGGACACCGTTGACCCACGCCTGACTGTTGCCCGGCACCGCGGCTCCAGCGCTTTGCTGAGATGCCGCTACAATCGGGGGCGCCGCTACAGGTGACGCCAGCAGGTTGGTCTGCGTCTGTGGTCCCTTACCGGTCGTCTCCGCATCGTCGTGGGCGATCAACTGGTTGATCCGGTCCAGCGCGGAGCCGCCCGCGACCGGAGGCGGAGCATAGTGCTCGCTGACAAACTTTGGCGTTGCCGCGGCTTCCGGCGCAGCACCGAGAGGCGTCAGCGGCGTGCCTGTGCCGACATGCGCGAGCGGCGCTACCTGGGCGAGCATGTTCAGGTCGCGTCCGAGGCCCGGCAGCAAGGCGTTGCCGCCCTCGCCAATCGCAGCGGACGCTCCCGAGCCAAGTGCGTTGGCACCCCGCAGCACCGCGCCTCCGGCCTGCAACAGCGGCGACGTGACATACATGCCAACCGGCCCGGCGCTTTCGACCATCTGCCGGAATTTCGGCGTCATCAGGGGGTTTTCGCTGTTCCAACCACCCGCGACGGCGGCGCCGATCCGATCAGCAGCCGGGGACGAAGCGCCTGGCCTGTTGAACTGCTGCGGATCGTCGGTGATCCCGTATTCGTTCGGCGAGACGCCCTGTGGGTATTGCGTCGCCGTTGCGGCAGGAGCAGGGGTTGCAGCCGCCGCAGCCTTCCCGCTCAGGAAGTCATCAGTGGCGTCGGGCGCGGCTGGCGCCTTGGCAGCGCCGGCACCGGCGCCCCCCGTCAGGAAAGCGTCTGTCGCGTCAGGCGCAGCCGGTGCGGCAGGTGCGCCCGGGACCGGTTGCCCCCGCTGAGCGATCGCCTGATATGCAGCAGCGACCTTGCCGGGATAGGCAGCGTTGTTAGGGCCCCATTTCGACTGGTCCTGGCCGCCCTGGTAGATGCGAAGCGCCAGCGGCACGTTGCCGTTCGCTGCCGTCAACGCCTCATCGAGCACCGCCGCGCCGGCATAGATATTCTGCTTCGGATCGGTCGGGTCGCTGACGTTATAGCGCTGAAGGTTGGGCGGCATGACCTGCATGCGACCCAATGCGCCGGCTGGCGAAACCGCACGGTCAGGGTCTTTCGCACCGCCGGTTTCGACGCGCGCGACAGCCCGCAGCAGCATAGGGTCGACGTTAAGCGCGCCGCCGGCTTCATCGAACAGCGGATCGGGATCAACGGGCGGCATCTGATACCTTGGCGGCCTGTGCCGCGAGATAGCTGGCTTTGTAACGCTCGTAGGCCGGCGAACCGGGGCCACCGAGTTGCTTGGCCACGCCGGCGCGTTCCTCCGGCTTCATGCGATCCGCCATGAAACCGCGCGGGTCCTGGTTGGTAGCCCAGGTGTTCATGAACGTGTCGTAGTCTGCCCCCGGTTTGCCGGTCTGGTTAAACGCGAGTGTGCCGGCTTGTTCCATCCGCCTCTGGGCGAGGATCGACTTCGATACGGCCAGTGCTGCGGCATTGCTGATATGAACACTGGGATTGGACGCGGCAGCGGCTTCCTGGCCGGCGTTGCTGCGCGTGCCGCCCGGGGCCGCCAGTTGCATCGCCGTGGTATACTTGTTCGCCTCGTCATAGATCGTCCGCTTCTCCTGATCGGACAGCGTCGACGGCAGGAAGTTGGAGAGATACTTCAGCGGCGTGTCGCCCAAATATCCTCGGATATTGTTCAGGACTTCGCCGCCCTTGCCGGTGTCCGCCCCGGAAAGCGCCGATATCGCACCTTCGACCGGATAGATATTTGCCTGATAGTTGTTCGCCCTGTCGCGCGCGGAGAGCAGATGCTGGACCGATCCCTGCATTTCTTCCGCGGTTCCAGGCTGCGGCTGCGTGATGTTCGTAGGCGCCGCTGGGGTTGACTGCGTTCCTGCCGGCGCGGGACGCCCGCTCGCCGGTAGCCCTGTCACCGCGCTCCCGGACGTCGGATTGCCCTGGCCGTCCACCATCGGTGCCACGTTCTGGCGCGGCGTCGCCTCGAATTGCCGCGTCTGCGGGTTCCATGTCTGCTGCGTGGCGTTGCGCTCGCTCGGCGTCGGCGTCATCGGCACGGTCGGGCCGCTTCCTCCGGCCGACGGAGGCGGCACAACCGGGAAGGTGACCGCACCGCCTGTGTCGACGACCGGGCGCGTGCCGTAGAGCTGCGCCGGCTGTGCGCTGTTGGGGTCGAGTATGGCCTGCCGCGCCAGTTCAATCTGCTGTTTCATCGCGGGCACATCCGGCGGCAGCCGGGAAATCACCCCATTAACGATTGACCGCGGAACGCCCTGGGCGACGAGGCGGTCCGCCGTCTGGCCGAGCAGGGCGTGCATCTGGGCGGGATCGTCCGGTCCGTTGACCAGCGGTGCGAGTGCGCCGGCGATCGTCCTGCTGACATCAGCGGCCTGCGTGGTCTGCGCGGTCGAAAGGCCCTGGTTGTTGGTCAAGGTCTGCGGCACGGCCAGCGCGGCGGTCGGGCCGGCCTGCCGCAGCAGGTTCAGCGCCGTCGCCGGCTGATACTGCCCGTTCTCGTCGATGCCGCCCTGCTGCGCCTGGCCGGCGGCCTGCCTGGCCTGCCACTCGCGGTTCTGCCAGATGCTGTTCGCGGCCTGCGCGGCACCCTGGTAATCCTGGAGCAGGTTGACCGTCGCCGGGTGCGCCAGCGCGTTCAGGACGTTCGGATCGATGCTGCCTGACATGGTGCTGGCCTACTGGGTGAAGGTGCCGTTGCTGATCTGCTGCGTGGTGGCTGAGTTGCCGCCATAGCCGCCCGTCGTGCCGCCCTGCGCGATCTGGTTCTGCAATATGTTATAGCCGAGGTAATTATTGACCGCCGAGGCGGCGGAGGTGCCGACCCCGCTTGCTCCGGCCGCCGTCGCCGAACCGGCGGCAGTCAGACTGTTGCCCGCGGCATTTTCGGACGATGTCGCATTCGTCGAGGCGCCCTGCGACGCATTGGCGCCGATGGTGGCCGTGCCCGACAGCCGATTATACAGATTCGTGGCGTTGCCCTGCTGGCCGGAGTTAAGGCCGATGTAGTCGGCATATTGCGACTGCGCGTTGTTGAACTGGTTCTGGTAATTTGAGTCCGCCAGCCCGGTCGCGAACGTCGCCGCACCCTTCAGCGCCGATCCCGAAACCCCGAGGCCGCGCGCCGCGGCGCTGTTCTGCGTCGCCGCCAGCCCCTGCCCGAGCTGGAACTGATAGCCGGGCGTCTGCTGAAGCTGCGCCTCGGTCATCTGACCCGGCATGGCACCTTGCGCCAGCGCCAGATAGTTCGGCTGGCCGGCGGTGAAACCGGACGCGTTGAGGGCGTCGAGCTGTGCCGCGGCATCGTTGCCGGTGCTGATATACGGCTGCGCGCGGTTGACCGCCGCGATGGCGTTCTGCTCCTGAAGGCTGGCCGCGCTCTTGGCCGCGCCCGCCGCCTGCGACGATCCGTACAGCGACGCGCCGGCGCCGATCAGCGCGGAGCCGCCGATGGCTGCTGCTATGAAGCCCATGATCCGTCCTTTCCGGGAGTCAGCCGATAGAGCTGCCCGCAATCCTCCGCGCCAAGCCGCTGCCACAAGGCGCCGAGCCGCGGGCCGTCGCCGCGCGTGCCGGCCCGCGACAGGATCTCGCCGACGCCCTTCGCCTGCAGCCTGGCGTTGGCCGCGCGGACGATCTTGCGGCCGAGGCCGGGGAACAGCGGGGAAGCATAGAACGTGGTGTGCAGCGACGACAGCACCGTGGCGTCGTCGAGCGACGGCGACAGGATCGTCACCAGGTAGCCGAACACCCGGCCGTTGCTGCGCGCCATGACGGTCTGCAGCGCGCCGAGCTGCTCCATCCGCCGCAGCTCCGGATAGTTGAGCCCGAGATGGTAGTAGGGCGCCTCGCCGACGGCGACATAGTGATCGTCGCGCAGCGCCGCGGCGTCGCGAATGTAGGCCTCGACCGGCTCCTCGGCGATCGTCAGGCCGTCCGCCAGGGCCGGAACCCGTCCGGCAAGCTGTGCCAGGCTCTTGTGCCGCGCGACCGAGCGCAGCCGCTGGAGCTGTGCGGCATGGGTCCCGGCGTAGCGCACCGCGGCGCGCATGTCGGTCTGCAGGTTCAGCGGCGCGATGGTGCGCCACCAGGCCGGATCGTGCGGCAGCCCGGTGCAGTGCTCGAACACCCGGGCGCAGGCCGCCTCGTCGTCGAGCTCCGCCGCGGTGACCGACAGAGCGCCCGGCACGCGGGCGGCGATCTGCCCGAGCTTGGCATCGAGCCGCTGCATGGCGGCGCGCATGCCCACGGGGTCGAACCCGAACCGCGCCAGGCTGTCCACGACCTCCGCCACGGGCCTGCGCAGCACCGCCACGCGGGTGCCGGGCCGCAGCTCGGCGAGCAGCCGCCAGAACGGGGCCGCGGCCGTCTCGACCGTGCCGGTGAGCGGCTGCGCCAGCCAGGACCGCACATCATCGAGCGAGCGGCAGCGGCGCAGCTCATCATGGCCGCAGTGAATGCCGCCCGCGGTGAGGAACCGGCTTAGCCAGAAGGATCGGCTGCGCGGCATGGCGAACACCACGAAAGGCGGCATGTCAGGCCCAGACACCGAGCACCTGCGCACAGACCGCCGGATCCGCCGGGGTGATGCCATACGCCGCCGGCGTGATGCCGAGCGTGGCCTGGATCGCCGCACTCTGCGCGTGGCTGACCGGAGAGCGGATCTGCACGTACATCATCGCGGGATCGCCGGCGGCAGGGACGTTGACCGTCAGGTTCGAGATCGGATCGGTGTAGCTCATGGCGGCGGTGCCGGGCCGGCCGCAGAAGGCGTGCGTGTCCGGAGCCTGCGGGTCAGCCGGCGGCTCGTAGAGCGAGCCGTCGGCAGCGCGTTTGTCGCCGAGCATGTTGTCGGGGAGTTTGCCGCTGCCGCCCATGAAGCCTGCCGCCCGCACGCCGGCGAGGAATTGCAGCGCCTGGCTGATACCGCTGACCGGGAATTGCAGATAGTAGTCGTACCACGCCGTGCCGCTCATGAGGTCGTTCCCCGCGAGGCAATGTTTCCGGACCCGCTCACACGCTCCGAGATCGCCGCTGTGCTGCGGCCGTTACTGGCCCGGTGCGATGCCGCGGGGCGGCGATACGTCGTCGAGTTGGCCAGTGCGGATCCGGCGCGGGAGATGCCGAACGAGACCGGCGCAGACGCGCGGGCGGCGCTGCTCGAGCTGTTCCGCGAGGCAATGCTTTGATTCATCGGGTGGCGGCCTGCAATTCGGGAACGCCCATGGCGCGGGGCCAGTAGCGCACCCGGCGCAACCAGCCGTTAATCTGCCCGCCGCCGCCCGCATCGCTGAAATGCAACGTTGTGTAAACCGCCTGCGTGCCTGGCGCTAACCCTTTCGCAGCTGTGCCATTGTGGGCCATTGCCGTGGTCGTCGGGGTAACCGCGATTGCCATTTTGCGAACGGTCAGATTGTAGATATCAGGTACCGGATCAACTGTGCCACTTGACCCCGCAACTCCATAAAAACCCACCGGGGGATTACTAGTCGGGGTGGTCAGAAACGCAATCGCGTTAGTATTTGTTCCGTCATCTATTTGGAGCACCCTGGCAAAGACACTTGGCGCCAAGGTGGCGGGCAATACCTCCGCCTGCACGGTTCTCGCCGCCGCAGTGAACCAAGCCCCCACTGTCATCGTCGCCACGTCGGCCGCGCGGGTCACGGTGGCGGTGGTGGTGGGAATGTAGCTCGTGGCGAAGGCGCCCGCTTCCACTTGGGCGCCCCAGAGCCAAACCCCTTGACCGACAACGCCGGTATAGGCCCGGTTGTCGCCGGACGTGGAAACCACCGTGGATGGCCCGAAATATGGTTGTATGGTGGTTGCCCCGGATGGCGTCATACATATGAAGGTGCAACGATACCAGCCGCCGCCCATCGGTGTGATCGAAACGGATTTTCCGGTGATGCCGGCGATAAGATCGGCACCAACGACAGCCACGCCATTGACCAAATCAAAATAGGCGGCCGCCGCCGCGCTGCCTGAGTTTATCTGGATATGAGCCGCATTGGTGACGTTGCTTTTGAGGTAAGCGCTGACGGTGTAGGCGGTCGAGCCGGTCGCCGCGATGGCAACGTGAGACGCCTGTCGGGTGGCTGATGTCGTATCCGAGGCGAATAGAGAGGCGGCCGAAACCGTCCCATCGAGCGCCGCCAAGGCGTTGTTTGTTAGTGTTGACGGCCCGATTGCAACCCAGTTCGATACGGTTAAGGCGGACGGGAACAGCAGATTCGTCCGCGCCTCTTCGATCAGCAGGCCGAGCGGCTGATGCATAACCGAGTCGAAATCAAACCGCGGCACGTTGGTCGTGGCACTCTGCAGCGTTCCGGTCGCATCGAAATACGAGGCCGCACTCGCGCGGGTGAAGGTGATGCGCGGGTCGAGGCCGCCGCCCGCGGTAAAGCGCAGGTCAAGCGACGGCGGCGTACCACCTGACAGCAGCGCCCGGCGCGGGCCGATATAGCGCACCGGCTCAGTCCTGCATGACGAACAAGGTGATCGTCGCGTCGGTGGTCGAGCCGAGCGTGACAGCTGTGCGCGTCACCAGCACGCCGTAGAGCGTGTTGGAGCCGGCCGGCAGCTTGAACGGCAGCGCCGCCACGGGCGCCTGCATCAGGCTCGGCGCCGAGGCACCCAGCAGCACGGCGTCGGTCAGATGCAGCACGCCGAGCACCTTCGGCAAATCCGCCGTCGCGATCGCCAGGGCCACGGCGTTGGTGATCGTGCCGCCGGCCGGAGAGGCGTTGAACAGGATCAGGTCGAGGCTCGGCACCACGCCGCTGGCGAAGCTGCAGGCCGCCAGCTGGGCGATGCCGGAGCCGGCGAGGGCGCGCGAGGCGGCCGGGAATGCCAGCACGCCGCCGAGCACCGCACCGGCCGCGTAGGCCACCGCGGTGACCGCCGGCACGACCTGGATCGCCGTCGTGAAAACGAACGGCGCGACGCCGGCCAGCACGCCCGTGCTGGTGGCGATATCGGGGCCGGGAACATTCGCCATGGTGAGGTTCCTACTGGTTCAGACGCCCGCCACGGCAGCCCAGGTGCCGCTGCCGCGGGAAACGTAGAGGGTTGCGCCGACGGCACCGCCGACACGGCTGTAGAGGCTGCCCACGGGGGCGGTCGCTGACGGTGCCGCACTGCCGGAGGTCCAGGTCGGGCCGGATGCGCCGACACCGACCGAGGTGCCCACCAGGGCGAGGAAGCTGCCGGCCGCTGGAGCGGTGCCGCCGATGGCCGGGGGTGAGGCGAGCAACGCAGTGAAGCCGGCGCCGCTGACAGTCCCGGAGGCGGCCAGGGTGGTGAAGGCGCCGGGGTTGCCGGCCGCGATCGCGACGACGACCTGGGCGGCGGTCTGGCGCGTCGTGTCGCTGGGGTGGACATGATCCGCCCGGGCGAGCTGCGGCCCGAGGCCAGTCGATGCGGTGCCGTCCATCAGCGGCGTGACCGGAGCGCCACCGGTGGCGCCGATGGTCGAGGCCAGGTTGCCGATGCGCGCGGCCAGGGTGGCGTCGGTTGCCGCGCGGGCGGTTGCCTCCGCCGCATCCGCTGCCGCCCGCGTCGTCGCTTCGTGCGCCTCGCCGGTTGTCAGCACGAGGTCCGCGGCGATGCGCGCCGCCGTCTCGGCGGCCAGCGCGGTGGTCGAGGTCGCGGCGTTGCTGCCGGGGCTCCCGCCGGTCCTGTTGAACAACTGCAACAGGAAGCCGCGCCAGGCCGGCATGATCTCGCCGTTCGCGTCGACCATCGGCCCGGCCGGAAACGCCGCGGCGAAGGCGCTCGGAACGACCGCCATCGCTAATTGCCCAGCGCCAGCCAGTAGACGGTGCAGGGGCCGCCGGCCCAGCCGGAGCCGAACAGCGGCGAGCTGGTAGTGACCTGAAAGCCTGCCGCGGTCACCGCCTGCACCTCGGCCCAGGCGCCCACCGCGCCGCCCTGCACGCTGCAAAAAGCGCCCGTGCAGGCGGTCGGGAATGGAGTTCCGAATGTCACCGTCGCGGTGCCGCCGCTCGAGGTCGTCACGGTGCCGTTCTTGAGGGTGAGCGCCGCCGGAATCGAGGCGGACAGCGCCGCCTCCGCAGCCAGGGCGCGGGTGCACTCGGTGGCGATTGCGGTGGCGTTGACGCCCTCGGCCGCGGTGGCGCGGGTGGTCTCGGCGGTGACGGAGGCGATTGTCGCGAAACTCGCCGTCGCCGCGATGCGCGCCGCCGTCTCCACCGCGATCGCCGCGGTGACGCCCATGGCGGTGCGCGCGGTGGGCAGATCGACCGCGATGCAGACCGGCGCCATCGCCGTCGAAACCAGCGTGTTGGACGGCTGGTCAAAGATCAGGTTGCCGAGCGCATCCTTCAGGATCAGGCGCACGATGCCGTTTGCGTAGATCGTGCATTCGCCCGCCGCATTCAGCACGATGGGGTTGGTGTTCGCGGTCGTGCCGGTGCTCTCGCTCCATGTCGTGACAGGCGTGGTCGTTCCCGGCAGGTACGTGTTGATCGTGCCCGCTGCATAGGGAGCCCCGTTGGCATCGCAAAATTGCAATACAGGACTGGCAAGTAATGCAACCATGTGCGAATCCTATGACTGCGAAGGCGTAACGTCTATCCACGCGCCCTGCAGCGCCACGTTGTTCGGCGTGCTCCAGGTCAAGCGGAAGCATCTGTCCCGGGCGTAGCCCAGGCGCTGCCATTGCAGACTCGTATTGTAGGCGCCGAGCGCGCCCATCGACACGGGGACCGGATTGCCGAACGAATGTCCGCGGTCGTCGGACCAATCCAGGTAGATGTCGTCGGCATCGGGATCGGTCGTCAGGCCGGGCGCCGTGCCCGCGTCGAAGTCCGCCAGGAACTGCCGGTAGAACGCCCTCGAGCCGTTGTTCAGCAAATGCGGAAACCCGCGCAGCCGCTTGATCGGGCCGCCGAAATCCGTGTAAACATTCGGGTCCAGACAGTAAATGTTGCCGTTGGACCAGTCGCCGCAAACCACCAGTCCGTTGGCGAACGTGGCGCACATCGCACGGTGCCTGTGCTCCACGCCGAATGCGTCGATCCAGCAGAGTTCGTGCCACAGCTTTGTCGTGACGTCGTAGCACCACGTCTTGTCGGCCGCGGGGAACGACAGGACATAATACGCATGGCCGGCGAGCGAATAACAGAACCCGATGGCGTCGGAGACCAGCGGATACGTGCTCAGCTCATACTCGATGGCGTACGTGCTGATGCGGGTGGCCTGGTAGCCGGCGCCCTCAAGGATGATCCCCTGCCCGTAGCGATCCTGTTGCAGCCAGTAGACCGCGTTGTCGGTGCTCGCGAGCGAGTATTTGGCGCCGATCCCGCGATCGACGAACACGCCGGGCACCCGCTGGAAGGGGAACGAGCTTGTGCTGGCGCCGCCCGTCGTCACGGTGCCGCTGCCGTCGTTGCCGTAGTCGTACCAGATCTCCGCCGATTTGGTGCCGAGCAGCCACACCTCCCGCTTGGCGACGATCAAGGTGACCAGCAGATCCGACACGCTCGACAGGCCGGCGAAGTTCAGCGCGGTAAAGGTGACCGCTTCACTGTCCGACATATAGAACTGCGGCGTGCCGGGGCTGTTGAACAGGAAGAAGGTGTCCAGATAGTCCACTTTGTCGGCGCCGACAAAGGTGCCCGTCGGGTCGCTGATCGCCGCATAGGCATTGCCCGCGAGGGTGATGGTCCAGCCGCCCGTCGTGCCGTCGACGACGACCAGCTGCAGCCCGTTATCGGCCATGCTGACAGGCGTCGTCAGGCTGTCGGTGATGGTGCCGAGCGGGGTCGCCACCCAAGCCGGGGAGATCGCATAGATGGTGCTGCCGCCGACGGCATAGACCTGTCCCGAAGTGCAGGTATGGATGCCGCGCACCGGCATCGTCGGCAATGTCAGCAGAGTCCGCAGCCCGGCCGCGGGGTAAAGTGCAGCAGGCGCCGGGTCGCTCTCGGTTGCGCCGCTCTTGAAGCCGCCTTGCGTGACCGCTTGCGGCATTTCTTCACTATACAAGTTGAGCTGGCGCTGTGCCGCGGCAATGACTGATCGCGCCGAGTAAGCGCCGCCGAGCAACGACACGCGAGGCACCCTACCAGCTCCCGGTCTGGAAATTGATGTCCACATCCGCCGACACGCTGCCGCCGGCGCTCCTGCCGGGCAGGCCGGGCGGCATGCCGAGCGTCGGGATCTGCGTGTTGGCGATGCGGATCGTGGCGATCGCCGCCGCCGCCTGAGCGTTCAGCGACGGATCCGCCGCCAGCCCCATCACCGGACGCAGCAGCACCGCCAGCCCGAACATCAGCGCCTGCTGATACTCCGGCGGCAACGCGATCGCCGTCGTCAGGTCGCCGAATACCGGCACGGTCGTCTTGGTGAAGACGTGCAACTCGTATGACGCGGCCGGCGGCACCGGCCAGAAATACAATTGCCCGACGGGCCACGCGGAATCGTAGAACAGCGCCCGCGGCACAGTCCCCATGGTCTTGAGGGTGATCTGATTATAGTTCTCACGCGCCGCGACAATGCCGAGCGGCGCATCCAGCGGGAGGCTGGTGGTGAGCCAGCGCACGAAGGCGCTGTCGATGCGATCCGGCCGGGCGACGTTGAAGGCCTGGCCGGCGCCTATGGAATAGGACTGAGCGCCGGTCGAGACCAGCACGGTCTCGGCAAGATCCCACACCAGCCAGCGCCGCCGCTGCCACTGCGCCACGAGCCCGTTGAGCAGGTTCAGCGCGACATACATCTCCTCGGCGTAGATCGTGCTGCCGATGGTGAGCCCCGGTCCGCAGCCGCCGCAGGAGCTGCCGGCCTGGAGCATTGCAAGGCGGATCAGGTCGCCCGGGGTGAACGGGGCGGTGGCGTAGGTTACGGTCACCGGCGCCAGCCATTGGCCGGCCTGCTCGAAGTCGATGGTATCATTAACGGCATACACGCACCCGAACGGAAACAGCGGTTGTGAGATGAGCGAACTGATGTCGAGACCGCCAACCGGGGTGCCGAAACTGCCGTCGGGATTGGCTTCCGCGGCCGGCACGGCGAGCGGATTGCCATTGACCGGGCCGTTCTGGATCTGCACCCAGGCAAGCGCGTTCCGAACATCCACCACGAAATAGACGATCTGGCCGGCGCCGAGCGTGCCGAGGCCGGTGGCAACAGGCGTAGTTGACGATCCGAGATAGAGATTGCCTGCCCCGGTCAGCGCCAGGAAATGCCCGCTTCCGCTGCCCGGCGTCGTGTTATGCGGCAGGTTGGCCCAGGTAAAGTCTTGCCAGCCGAACCCGACCGTATCGCCGGCCGATGGCTCCAGCTCAAATGAGAACTGATACACCGGGGCGGTCAGCGTCATGGATTCCGTCATGAACGCACCCGCCGCCGCGGTAATGCCGACGCCGCCATAGATGCGCTTGTTGCCGTTATCCAGTACGGCCCCGGCGCCGGGCGGCGGTGCGAACTGCAGGCTGCTATCCATCAGCCGCCGCTCTGCTGCTGTGCCGGCACGACATGCGAGAACACGCCGCTGCGGCGGCTCGGCGAGACCTGCTGCGCCTGCGCCAGTTGCGCGCCGGAGCTGCCGATCGCCAGCAGCGCCTGCTGCGCCCGCGCCGAGACGGACGGGTCATCCGGCAGGCCGAACACCGGCCGCATGTCCTTCGCCAGGTTCCACATCAGCGCCGTGGTGTATTGCAGCGGCAGGGTCAGCGGCGAGGTGAGCGCTGCGAACTGGCCGAGCGATGCCTTGGCCTGGACGTGCAGCTCATATGTGCTCGGCGGGATCGGGTAGATGTAGAGCGTGCCGGTCGCACCCGCGGTCGCGTCATAGAAATAGGCCTCCGGGGCGCCGGGCTCGACCGCGGCCCGGTTGAACCCCTCCCGCGACGCGAACGGATAGAGATAGGTGTCCACGTTCGGCGTTCCGATCAGCCGCGCATAGACGCTGTCGATGCGGTCGGGACGCTGCCCCGAGAACGCCAGCACGAAGGTGCCTGCCGCCCCAACGGTGTAGGACAGCGCCCCGGTGGACATCGCCACGGCTTCCACCAGGTCGTAGACCAGCCAGCGGTTCAACTGCCACTCAGCCAGCAGCATGTTGAGGATCGTCAGCCCGTCGTTGCTGTCGGTCGCCGACGGGGACTGGCCGATGCCGTTCACGCCGGCTGCGCGAAGCGCGAACGCGATCAGGTCTCCGGCGGTGGAAAGCGCCATGTCAGGCGCTCATGACGTACCGCCATTTGCCGGTCGTGCCGGCGCCCACGAACATCGCCGTCTTGCCCGCGGTCAGCAGGAACACGGCGTTGATCGCCGCCGAGCCGATCTGCTGGCCAACGGTCGGATAGACACCGGCGGCCGCGGCGCCGTCATTGGACACGTAGATCGGAATGTCGGTCTGCCACGGCGGCAGGATCACGCTGTCGCCGGAGGTCGCCACCGTGGTCAGCGAATTGTAGCGCGTGGTCAGCTGCACACCGGTGGCTTGCGTGCCGGACGGGGTGGCGACAATGCCCTCCGTCACGGTCGAGACGGCGGGGAAGGCCAGAGCGAATGTGGTCAGAGCCATGATGGGATTCCTTTACTCGATATGCGCCCAACTGCGGCGCTTGCTGAGCCTGTCCATGGTATTTACAAGATACCTTACGAAAATAGCGGCTTTATTACTTCGTTATAGCCTAGTTTGCAGCTAATCTTACTGCAAGCTGGGGGCGAATAGCCTGATAGCCATAGAGTACATCCAATCGGCACGGGAACAAATCGTTGTTCACGTCGTACTGCCGCACCAGGCGCATGCTGATGCCATCCATGACCTTGCGCGCCGCCATGTCGACGCCGCCCGGCATCACCAGATCAGCCGTTGCGAATGTGAAGGCATCCTTGGCGTAGGCCAGGCTGATCCCCGAGGCGGTCGAGGCGGTGCCGGCAAAGCTCAGCAGCGCGCCCGTCGCGGGAGCCGCTGAGACGTTCTGGGTGCCGCCGCTGATGCTGATCGCGGGCGAGATCGCCATCGTGCCCGCACCGCCCGCATAGGCCGCGGTGAGCACGAACTGCTGCAACGTCGCCGTGCTCGCCTTGGTCTCGGGATGCACGCGGTAGACGTTGGCGATGGTGAAGATGTCGCCCGCGTTGCCTGCACCCGTCCCGGTGCCCACGATCAGGCTCGAGCCGGTCTGGTTGGCGCCGTTGACGACGTAGGTCGCCGATTCCGCGCCGCGGGTATACTGGTTGAGGAAGGTGTTCTCGGCGAACTCGAAGCCGCCGGTGTGGCCCATGACGCCGTCGCGATACTGCTCGGAGATCTCGGTCGAGGACTGGAACAGGCCCTTCAAGCTGTTGACCAGGTCGACGTTGTCCTGGGTGTTCAGCCGGATCAGCTTCTCGCCGGACGGGGCCAGGTTATCGAGCAGGATCTTGCGGGCGCCCAGCACGTTCTGCAGGCTCTGCGCAGCACCCTGGCCGTTCACCTGGTTGTAGACGCTGGTGACCATGTTCAGCGCGTCCGCCTCGATGTTGGCGGCCAGCACCGCCATCGCGGGTTCCAGGATCAGCTTGCTGAAATCGATGATGTTCAAGGTCAGCTCGACGCTGCTGAACGAGATGTCGACGCCCTTCTGGCTGGTGACGTTCAACGTCGCGTAGTTGTTGACCGTCGGCTGCACCGAGAGCGTGGGACCGCTGCGGATGGTGTACTGGTTCGGCAGCCGGATGCGAAGCTGAGTGCCGATCTGCGCGCCGCCGGCGGTGAACTGGTCGTCATAGGCGCGGTTGATCGAGCCGATGAAGTTGCACTTCTGGTGCAGGATCGCGAGTGCTGCGTTGGTGATGATGCTGGAATTGAGAAGAGTATTGGCCACAGTCAGGCTCCATTGAGAAGGACACGGCACCTCGCGGTGCTGTCAGCAGCCCTTGCCCAAGGGAGTTGCTTAAGGGGTTGAAGGAGGGAGGCCGGGCGCCTCTAGCCGGGTCGCGAGCGGGCACGCGTCTGCTTGTTCCACCAGGCCTGGAACGCCGCCTCCGACATCGTCTCCGGGTTGACCTCCGTGCGTGCGGCGGTCGCCAGCGGCGTGATCGGCGGCGGTGCCCGGGATGTGGCTTTGGCCGGAGCCGGCGCCGGCGCGGGTGCCGCGGATATGCGGGCAGCCATGCCGGCCAGTTCCAGGGCGAGGTCGACCGGCGGCAGCTTGAGGATGCGGGCGGCGTCGGCGGGGTTGCCTGCAAGCTCGGCGATGACCTTGTGGCCCTCGGGGATCTTCCAGATCGTCGACATGAAGGCGGGGTTGTCCGCCGCGCCCATGGCCGCCAGCTCGTTGCAGCGCTCGGTGAAGTCGGGATAGGCGGCATTGCCCGCGGCGATCGCCGCCTCGGTCCTGCCCTGCGTCTCCCGCTGCTCGATGAGCGCCCGGGCGCGTTCCTCGACGATCCGGTCGAGCTCCGCCGGCGCCGGCGGAGCATTCGGATCGCGCGGATGGAGGCGCTCAAGCTCCTCGCGAGCGGCCTGCAGCTGCCGCCGTGTCTCCCGCTGCTCGAAGGCCAGCTGGCGAATGGCCCGGTCGCGTGGATCCCCTTTGGGATCCGCTTTGGCATCGGGCGTTGCCGCGGTGGACTCTGCTGGCGGGGTTTGCTCCTGGCCCGGCGCGGGAGCGGTCTCGGTGGTCGCGGGCGGTACAGCAGGCTCGGTGGCGGAGGGTTCCGTCGCCGCCGCCTGTCGGGCGTCATGCTCGGTCGTGTCGCTCATGGAGTCTCTCCACGGAATAGCCGGATGACCGTCCGGTGCGGTAAGCGAACCCCCGGTGAGCAGGCGCTCGAGCCGGGAGATATCGCGATGTGGCTGGAAAACTTGGTGTGGGGCGCCGTCGCCGTGAACGCCTGCCTGCTGGTCTACAATTACCGCCAGGTGCGGCGCTGGGACCGGCTTAACGAGATGCTGTTCCAGATCTGCCTCAGCGCCTTCGCGGCGCGGCAGGGACCCCTCGCGCAGCGGATGATCGAAATCTATCGCCGGGAGCGCGAGGGCACGGGTTGATCAGTCGTAGGGCGTCTGCCGCACTCAGGCCGCCGCGGGCGCCGCGGGAGCCGCCGGTGCAGCCGGCGTGGCGGGTGCCGCGGGAGCCGCCGGCGTGTTGGCGGTGACCGCGGCCGCGAGGCCGGTGGTCGCAGCCGTGATCGAGGTGTGGAGGGCGGTCAGCTCGGACAGCTGTTCAGCCGTGGCGCCGGCGGACGCGGCCGCGGCCTGGGCGGTGGCGAGCTGGGCCGCGAAGCCGTCGATCAGCGCGACGGCGCTTGCCGTCGTCGTGGTGAGTGCCGCGACGTCGGCCTGCAGCCCGGCGATATCGGTATCGATGGTCGAAACGGTAGCAGACATTAAGTTCATCTCCTGTTGCATCGTTGCCAGGGTGGCAATGATATCGTTGATCTTGGCCTCGATTTGCATGAGCAGGCCGATCATGACTTGCTCTCGAGCACCTTCAGGCGCCGCTCGTGATCCTGCAGCGCTTCGACAAGCTGCTCAGTCAGCGCGACCTGCAGGTCCGTCACGAGAGTGAGTGTATCGATGCAAAGGGCTCGCACGGTCACCTGATCACTCGATGCGGCGGTCGCGGCCAGTTGCCGGCGCAGCTTAAGCTCGCGTTCGGCAAAGCGGGCGGGATCAAAGCTCATGGCGATCACCACGGGGATCGGGCGAGAAGCTCATCGCAGCAGCGCCGTGCGGCCGGAGAAACCGAGCAGCAGGTCGAGCAACACCAGCAGCAGGATCAGCGCCAGGACGAGCTGCGCGATCAGCGGGAACGGCGCCGGCAAAGGAATGAGCGTGATGATGTAGTAGACCACGCCGAACACCAGAATGATCACGAGCAACTGGATGAAAAGGGGGATCATGGCGCGGCTCCGTTCGGCTGCGGGGTGTCGGCGGCTGCGGTCGCACCCGCATACGGGTCGGGCGGCGCAATCGCCTGCGCATGCGCCGCATCCGCCGCGTCGTGCTCCTGCATGATCGGCAGCGCGGGCATGCCGAGCAACTGGCTCAGCATGCTGCGCACCAGCACTTTTGCCACCGTCGGATCGGCCGCCGTCACCGCCTGAAGCCGGTCGGTCTCGGCGCGATAATCATCGGTCGACGTGCGCGCACCCTTGTCTTTGGCCTGTTCCTGCAAAGTGACGATCTGCGCCTTGAGCATGGCCACCTCGGCATCCGCCTTGCCGAGCAGTTGGTGCGCCTGCTGGCCCTGCTGCTGCATCGCCTGCTGGATCTGCTGCACCTGCGGATCAGGTCCGGATTTATATTGCGGCGGCAGTCCCCGCTTAAGTCTTTCAGCCAAATCATCCGCCCC